TAGTAAGTTCCATAAAATAGGAACAAATAAATCCGATTGACATACTTCCGCTTAAAATGAGTAATTTAGTAGTTTTCATTTTTAAATTAAATCTTTAGATTCAATTAACGTATAGGTAAATGAGTTACCATATAAGTCTTTAGCTTTATTAGCTAGCTCCATAAATAATTTAAAATCATTATTAGCAGCTATTACTTGGCAACCCGCTGACCATTTGTCAACTTGTGTGGATTTTCCTCCTTCTCTGGCTGTAGCTCTATGAATATTAATTCCGTAGATACCTTCATGAATATTTTCGGTAAGGAAATCATACTGACCATCTTTATCATTATCTCGATAAACTTTTACAGGCTTTTTCTGTTTAAGAGCTTCATACTTACCTTGATGTAATCCGATTGTATGTGAGCCTCTATATTGGCCAGGTACTAAAATTGCTACTCCGTTTTCATTAAGCAAATTTTTTTCCCAATGAGATCCTGGGTCGGTAGTTGCATCGAACTCATGATATTTCATTTTTCCTCCTACAGAATAAGAAACTGTAATCTTATCGTCAAACCTATTTGTAACTTTTCCAAAAGTATCAGAGTTTCTTATTCCTACAATATTTAAATTGTAATCTCCTCCTTCAAACCATTTGTATCCTTTACACTCTACTGATTTTTGGATTTGCTCTCTAGTGTACATTTATAACAAAATTTTAATTTCTAAATTTATTAATTATATATTCTACTTCAGCTGGAGTAGCTTTACATTTTAAGTCTATGCCTGCAGACCAGGTGTAACTAACTCTACCGTTAACGTAAAGTACTAGTATAGGAACAGATTTAATATTAGAAACAATATTAGCAGGCTGGTCTTCTAGTCTTGCATATTGTATAGGAATACCAGCAACTTGAGTAAATTGAATGCTATTCTTTTTATTCCAATCAGCGTTTATTTGGACTAGGTCAAACTTTTGAGCGTTTGCATTAAAACCCATAAATAACCCTGCTATAAAAATTAAGGCTTTCATTTTAATCCTTTTTAATTATTTCATAAAGTTTTTGATCAATATCATCAAGTTTTTTGCTATTATCCTCTACTTTTTCTTGTGTATTTAATATGGTTTCTCGAATCAGCTGATCTTTTAAATCATATTCTGTTCGAGATACCTCACTAGGAGGTAATTTTTTAGCTTCTTCTATCTCAGATTGAAGCGTAAACCACATACCTACTACAGTTATTACTACTCCTCCAAGTATTACTAATGATTCAATACTTAGTGTAAATTTACTATCTTTTGATACTTCTCCCATTACAGTACTTTTGTAGATTTAAATATAATCTTCACTATCAGTTGGTGGAGTAGGGGGAGTATTTTCTTTTTTCCCAAATATCTTACCTACCTCAGCAATTCCAAAAGCTCCTAAGGTAACAATAACAAAAGAATTAAAAATAGTATCACTGATAGTTAAGGGTTTACCCATAATACCAGTAATAATATCAGCTGCGGCAAAAATTGCCATTACAGCAAATGATAAAAATCCTACAATGCTTTTTTCATTATAGTCGTTTTTATCTTTAAAAATGTCTTTAAAAGCCATCCATTTACGTTTTAAATAATTAAACATAAAATAACGATTCTAATGAAACACTGTTTATTATACGTATTGAAATAATATCTTTAAGACCCTCTTTTACGGGTTGATTTTATAGATCTAACTGATCTATTTACTCTGGGAGTGTTTGTAGGTCTTACTCTAATATTTGTAGGTCTAGTGGGTCTACTTTGAATATTTGTAGGTCTAGATTGGGATGGTCTGTAAGTAGTATTAGTTCTTACTCTATTTCTATAGGTAGTAGGTCGGTTTGTTGGTCGATTATTAGAATATTCGACATTTGATCTTCCTCTTCTAGGAGTATAACTAGTAGTTTGAGGTCTAGTTCTTAAAGTATAAGTAGGACGATAATTATTCCAATTGCCCCACTGGTAAGGATTGTACCAGTAATTATAAAATCCTAAAGGACCCCAATAAAAATTATAGTTAAAACCGTACCAAAATGGTTGGTGAAAAGTATATGTGTATCCATAATTTCTCCATCTCCAATCTCTCATCCAATAATCATCATCGTAAGTATTATATCCTACTTGATATTGGGTAGTGTAAGAAGATGTTCTCTCTAGTGTACTACAAGAGGTAAATAAAAATAACCCAAATAAAAATAATAATTTTTTCATACGTTTATAAATATGAAAAAAAATGGGAACCATTAGGTTCCCAAGTTTTATAAACAATATAAAATATTATTTTTTAGAAAATAACCCACGAAGGATATCCCAATTACGAGTTAAAAATACACCAAAAGCAATTCCGGCATAAATTTTGTAGCCAAAAATCCATAATCCAGCTCCAATACCTAAGAAAGCAAGAGCAGTAAATCCTTTTGATTTAATAAAATCTAACACTTTTTTCATAATATAAATTTTAAAGGTTGCTATTATAAATATGATAGAATTTTTCAAAATAATATATAACTATATATTACGCCTTTCAATTTTAATATGTCTTTAATATGACTTCAATATGTATAAATGGTAACCAAAACATTTTAGCGTATGAAAAAATTAATATTTTTAGCAGTGTTACTAACAAGTACATTAACTTTTGCTCATGAAAAAAATAAAGTAGAGAAAAAAGAAATGTACAGTGTTATTAAAACCCAATTAGATAAAGGGGTAATTGATATCGAGACCGCCCAAAAAATGTGGGCAGATTATATTAAATGCTGTAGTTAAAGAAAAGGGTGCAAAGCACCCTTTTTTTATCCTTCACAGCTTACACAATCGGCTTGCCTAGATCCTAAATCTCCTTTAATCACACTATCTGTTCGTAGGTAATAAAGTGTTTTAATACCTAATTTCCAAGCCTCTAAGTGAACTTGATTAATCCATTTAGGAGAATCTTCAGGAGTAAAACTTAGATTTAATGATTGAGTTTGATCTAAATATCTTTGACGAATAGCAGCCTGTCTAACTAATTCTAACTGATTAATTTCAGGGAAAGTTAAGAATAATTCTTTTTCCTCTGGAGTTAATACATTATCTGGTAAGTTTTGAACTGAACCATTATCGGCTAGCATTTGATCCCACCATTTTTCTTTATTTTCTCCTTTAACTTCTAAAAATTCTTCTAGTACTTTATTTTTTCTAATAAAGGTACCTTTAGCACCATTAAAAGTATAAATGTTAGCTGGTAGAGGTTCAATTCCGGCTGAGATCCCTCCTGTAATTACAGAATTAGAGACAGTAGGGGCAATAGCTAGTAAGTGAGTATTTCTCATACCTGTTCCTCTACACCATAGTGGCTCTCCATATTCTACTGCTAAATCACGAGATGCTTTTTCTGCTTTAGATTTAATATCAGAAAAAATGTTGTGAGTATGAGCTGTTGAGGAGATAGAATTAAATGGTAATCCTTTTTGTTGTAAGAAAGTATGCCAACCCATTACACCTAAACCTAAAGCTCTACCTTTTTTAGCATGGTTGTGGGTTCTTAGTAATGAATCTTTACCATTAGATTTATCAATAAATTCTTGCATTACAGCATCTAAGAACCAAACTGATAATTCTACAGTATCTGTGTTTTTCCATTCATCATACTTAGCAATGTTAAGAGATGATAAACAACATATAAAGGAATGTTCTTCGTCAGTAAATAATGTAATTTCTGTACAAATGTTAGTCATACTTACATCTAGATTATTCATCATGTAAGCAATAGGATTATTTTTATTAACATTATCCTTAAACATAATATACGGCTCACCAGTTTCCATTCGGGCTTTTAAAATTTTAGCCCAAATGTTCATAGCATCTTGGTCTCGTGATTCTAACTTACGCATAAAAGTATCATCTACAACAACACATTGGTGTAAGTTTAGACATTGTCTATTAGGATCACCTTTAGGACGACGAATTTCTAAAAATTCTTCTATATCAGGGTGATTAATATCTAAGTTAACAGAGGCAGCTCCTCGTCTTACATTTCCTTGGTTTGTAGCAATAATAGAAGAATCATAAATTTTAGCCCACGGCACTACACCCTCGGATTTACCATTACCTTTAATCATGGTTCCACGTGGTCTAATACGGGATAAACTAATTCCCACACCACCCCCTGAGGCTGTAAGTTTCATTAATTCAGCATTGGTAAGCCCAATACCACGAATTGAATCAGGTGTATCAACTCCAAAACAAGAGATAGGTAAACCACGGTCTGTTCCCATATTTGATAAAACAGGAGAAGCTAATCCTAACCAACCATTCCAGATTAATTTAAAAAATTTATTTTCTAGTTCAGGTTTATTTAACCGGTTAGCAGCTGCTTGAGCTACCCTTTTATATGCTTTTCTTGGAGTCTCACCTGGTAAGAGATATCCTTTAGATATTGTAGCAAGTGAAATCTCATCAAAAAATTCAGGGTAATCTTTACCCTTTTCCCATTGTTTATAATCTGCAATTAAATTGTTGTCCATTTTAAATTAAAATAAATCGTTAGCATCCCAGTTTTGTACTCCTTTTGAATAATTTGTAACCCTATTTGCGAAGAAATCTGTATGTTGTTTTCCAGCTGATAATGAATCAAACCATTTCATTCTTTTTACAGCTGCTTCATCAATATCATTTACAATAGACCCATATCCTAAATCACCCATTTTAGTATTTACTCGGTGTTTAATAAATGAAGTTAAATCATATTTTGAACAACCTTCTAAATCTCCCATTTCATATACTTTATTAATAAAGTCTAATTCTAATTTTAGAGATAATCTAGCAGCCTCTTCAATTTGTGCTTTTAATTCAGAAGTATTTAATTCTGGATGTTCTTCCATTAATGTTCTAAATAACCAACATCCAGCATTTGAGTGTAAAGATTCATCTCGAATTGACCATTCTACAATTTGACCTACTCCTTTAAGTAAATTTCGTAGTTTAAATGATAGTAAAACAGCAAAAGATGAAAATAAGTTAACTCCTTCAGTAAATGCTGAGAATATAGCTAATGATTTAGCTCTCTCATGCCAGTTAGGAGTACCATCATGAGAATCTCTAACATTCATTAAAGTCTCAATTTTAGCCATTGTAGTTTCATCTTCTAAAAACTCACTAAAATCATCTAACCCTAATTCTTCATTTAAAAGTGAATAAGCTTCAGCGTGAATAGTTTCAAAAGCACCAAAAGTTACAGCCATTTTAATAACTTCTGGTTTTCTAAACCATTTTGTTACTAATCCTGACCAATAATCGTTTACTACAGTTTCAGTTTGAGCAAACCCTTTTAAAATAGAACCAATTATATTTTTTTCTGTTTTATTTAAGTTCTGTTTCCAGTCATTAACATCACTCATCATTGGTACTTCAGTGTGTAACCAATGTGCTTGTTGTTGTTTCATCCAGTAATCATGAGCCTCTGGATATTCAAAAGGTTTATAAACTACACGTTCTTGTAATAAAGATTTTTTTGCCATTTTTAAATTTAAAATTATTAAGTTAAGATTTTAGTTCAAAAAACTTTTGACGGAGCAAATGCTTGTCAAATTTGTCTACATTAGTATCGAAACTATTAGAGCGAGATGGAGGGAGGAGATCTTCTTCATCTCCATCTTCGTTTCCTTTATAATCAAATACTTCAAAATGTCCAGTTGAAGTATCAGCATTAACAGAAAAAGTTAACCCATCAATCCCATATCGGTTTTTCATGATATGGAATCTACCAGTTCCATTAACTTTGTCTTCTTTTTTTCGTGAAAGAGACATCGCAAAATCAGAGATCATCATTTTATCATATGAACCTGCTGCTTTATCTCCTTCTATGATTTCATCTTTAGCACCTGCACGATTTACCTGAGAGACTGACCAAATTGGAATATCCAACTGTCGGGCTAATCCTTTAGTGCTTGTATAAATATCATCAATTTCATCTTTCCTTTCTCTATTTTTCTTTCTTGATGAGAGAAGGTCAACATAATCGATTATCACCATATCTGGTCGGATACCCATATCAGTACATTTTTGGATATGAGACTCTATTGTTGAGACTGCTGCGCGACCTGTTGGAAATTCTTTAATAATTAGTTTTCCAGGTAATTGAGGAATTATTTCTTCAACTTTTTCTTTAAAAGAATCTATTTTGTTTACTGGTATCTTGGTAAAGAAAGAGTCATATCGTTTCCCAACATAATCCTCACCTAACTCTAAGGTATAATGTAAAACATTATATCCTAATCTAACAGCATAACCTCCTAAAGCTACTAGTGACCAAGACTTACCACCACCCGGGTTACCAAATATTAAACCAAAATCTCCATTTCCTAAACCTCCTTGTAAAAGGTTATTAATTTTTTCCCAAGGGGTTGGAATTATAGTTCTAGAATTTTCTCTATAACGTTCTTCAATATCTTTATTGTACTCGTGACCTAAGTTTTTATCCTGGCCTGCTTTTAGAGCACTATCAATTAAAAAACGAATACCATCAAAATCTCCAGCTTTCAGCATATCTACTGAAGACATTAAAGCTCTTTTTAACTGTTGGTTTTTACAGAAATTGGTAAACTCTTCTTGAACATATTCTAAGTCTTCATCTGAAGAAACATAGGCTTGTTTAAGTTGTTCTTTAATAGAGACTTGTAAAACCTCATTTTCAATTTTCTGTAATTCTACCTTTAAAATCTCTAATGAAGGAGTGGTGTGGTATTTATCGTAATATTTTAGGATTTCTTTTATAATCCAAATATGCGCTTGATTTTCAAAGTATTCTTCAGAAATAATATCATGAATATTAACTAAAAACTCTTTATGAGTTAATAATGAAGATATTACCTTTATTTGAAAATCGTAACCATATTGATTTAACGATTGTAATGTCATCTATTTATAACCTTTAAAATGTAAAAAATTATCTTTTAACCAAAACTCTAAATTTCTAATCATTCCTCCTAATTTATCTTCTTCATATAAGTTAATAAAATAAGAAGGTTGTAATTCAGGGAAATCATCTTTTATTAAACCATAGACATAATCTTTTTCTATTTCATCCATCATAGGGTTAGATAAATCCATTATTTTGTAATTGTTCTCTAACCGGTTTTGTTCCTGAACTATTCTTGAATATACGACATGCTCCTTAAATTTCCTAGCTGATATATTAAAAATGTCTTCTAAAGTTAATTCTTGATCTAGCAACTCAGGAAACTTTTTAAATATGCCTTTTGGGCCTAATCCTTTAACTCCTGGGATCTTATCTGAATTATCTCCTATTAGTGTTTTATATAAAATAAAGTTCTTACTTAAAACTTGAAATTTATCTTTTACTGTTTTAGGAGTATAATACTCTTTTTCCATTGGGCGATATAAAATAATTTTATCAGTAACTAACTGAATAAAATCTTTATCGCTAGAGACTATAAAAACATTTGAATTATAGTCTTCAACCAATTTGTTTGATAACACGGCTATAATATCGTCAGCTTCTACCTTATCGATTGCTATGGTTTTAACAGGTAATAGCTTTAAATACTGGATTAGACGTACTATTTGGTCAACTTTTGAGTCATGTTCTTCGTCTAAATTATCAAATATTTCCCAATTAGTTACCCTTTGGATATCACGACCAGATTTGTATTCGGGGAGCAGGTTCTTGCGGTTGGTTGATGAACCTGCCCCATCGAATACAACATAAACAGAAGTAGGCTGGATTTGCCTAATTAGTGCTCCCAAAGAACGTAGGAAACCCCCTAACCCCCCGACATGGATCCCGTCAGGGTTTATCATATTAAGCATTGCAAAGTTTCTAAAAAATAGATTTAAACCATCTATTAATAAAACTCTATCATGTTTTTTTGGATGAGGGGTATCCCCTTGCTCTTGAATATCATCCAAGAGCTTAAATAGTTCTTTGTGCTTCATTGTTTATTCTGGTTCTTTCTCGAAATGAGATATATCTTGAACTTCTTCGTTTTCTTCAACGATATCAAAGTCCATTCCACCTAATACTTTTGACCATTCTTGAGCATATTGATTTTTGTAATCTTTAAGCTCGTTTGGATCATCCATAATAAAGCCATGTGGTGTCATTACAATTTTTCCTCTTGTAGTAACTCCATTAATATGGTTTTTATCAATTTGTAGGTTAGTACGTTTAGCGAATTCTACCTGCTTACCATCTTTAATTGCTTTAATTTTAGATGTACCTGCAGACATAATATTACCAAATGTTACAACAAATGTTGAATCAAACCACATTGCATAACCACCTTTATTCATCAACTTAGGTTGACCCATTGGTGATTCTGGTTTTAGTGTCCAAACTTTATTTACACATACTAAAGTATTAGTATAGGGTGAAGATTCTTTTCGAGATAATGTAATCTTTTGATTTACGTTATTTCCAAATTGAGTTGACATTGCACCTGCATTCCACTCATTATTATTTTTATTAGATTTAAGGGACATTTCACAAGGTACTGAACCAATTGAATCCCATAAGAACAATAGATCATAAGGTAGATTACCTTTCTTTTGCTCATCTAATAAATCTAAAATGAATGCAGCTACATCTTCAATAGAATTAATCGTTTCTCTATCTACATAAAGGAAATTACCTGTATAGCCAGTAACTTCATTAGTAGTCTCGTCACGTTCTACTGTAATGTCTAATCCCATTTGAACTGCGTGCTCCCAATTCCATTTCATCTCTGTAATGATGAAGACCGGCAGTACCCCATTGGTTTGAGCGGATACTGCGGCTTCGATCATTGCAGTGGTTTTACCTGTATCAGAGTGTCCTCTAAGTAAAACTATATGACCCATAGGGATTCCAGGAACGGAAGTAACTTCCCTAAAGGCAGGAGAGAGAGGGATCCATTCTTGATCTTTAAACTTAACGTTTTTGTCTAAACCTTTTTTAGATTTAAACTTATCAAGATCAAAGTTAGCTTTTATTTCAGCCGATACGGCTGCGGATAATGATTTACTTCTTTTAGCCATATCTTAGAAGGGTAAATCATCATTATCTTCCTCAAAAAGTGAATCAAACTTATCTACTTTGCTTTGTTTAGCTTTAGAAGTATCTAAAGTAAATTTAGCTTGTGGTTGTTCTTCACTTGAATCTCCATCAAAATCATCATTGCTTTCATCAATGATCTCACCTTCTTCATCTTCAGGTGCTAACCATTTCTCTAAAGCAGATTTCATTTCATCAAATGAATAAACTTTGAATTGCTCTTTAGGATTAGGTTGTTCACTTAACCAAAGATCAACATTTTCTTTACTATCACTTAATGCTGAAGTTGTTAAACGTACACGTACTGATGATTTGTTGTAAGGTGTACCTGTAGATTCAGGTCCTACTGTTTCAACAGTAATATCTCGACCGCTTACAATATCAGTGTAATCACCAATTTCATCATCTGTGGCTAGTGAGAGTAGTTCCTCATAAACTTGCTTGCCAAATTGCCATAGACGAACTCCTTTATCTTCTTCTCCACGTACAATAACAGGAACAAAATAACGGGTTTTTGGGTCTAGCTTTTTAGCTAACACATAATTTTCTTTAGAATACTCTTCTCTAAGTTTAGAGGCAAATAGAGCGATAGGGTCTTTTTCACCAAAATTAAGAGGTGAAACCATAACTTTGTTTGAAATCCCATAATAAATTTTTAATTCAGTAAAAGGATTTCGAGAATCATACGCTGAAGGTACAATTCGAATTTGTTGTTTACCTACTGTAGGTTTCCAATAAATTGCGGAATAATCGATTTTCTTCCCATTGGAAGAGGGTTTTTGTTGGAGCCCATCCAACTTCTGTTTTAATAAACTAAGATCCATAAATATAACTTTTTTTAAATATAACTAAATATACGAAACTAATTGGGGGAAGCCAAACTATACTTCAAGAATTTTGTAAATCTTGGTATTTAATTGATTTAGCTCTCCATTTTGGGTCAATAGAACACAATTTCTATAGTGCTTCCATTCGATTTTATAGGAAGTATCTACAACCCCTCCATTTAACTTTTTAATAAGTTCGTTTAGGGCGTTAATTGTATATAGAGTATTAGACTCTTTTTTTCTATGAACCAAAATAGTATTTTCAGGGATAGCATCTATGTTACCCTGATCCACATTATATGTAACAACATACTCGTCTTTGTCTACAATCTGTAAGACAAAAAGTTTGTTGTACATTATGGAATATTGTGATTGTATATTTTCAACTAAAGAGTCTAAGCTCCCTAAGTCTGTGAATGTTGCAAATAATTTATTGTTCAAGTCTCCTAAATTTTGTAAATCCTTTATTGTGTCATAAGTCGGATTATACATATTAGGAACGTTATTCAAAATCATAGTCATTTCCTTGGTTGATTTTTATGTTTAATTCATATTTATTAAATACCTTTTTTATGTCTTCTATTAATTGGGGTTCATTTTCATCCCAATCAAACAAAAAAGAATCATAAGTATATAATACCAATTTTGTCTTTTTCCCCCTTAAAAGTTGAAATATTTCCCACAATATACTAACATTGGTTGATGTTTCCAAGTTTTGAAGAACATAATTCAATAATTTTTGAGGTTTCATGTCCCCCAAACCTTTATCTTCATAAATGTACCCAGAAGTAGGACACTCAATCCATCCATTCTTTTGAAAATCTCTCCACAAGTTGTCAGTATATACTTTTACTTTTTTAAAGAATTCCAGGTCCTTATATTGCTCGAATACCCCTCCGTATAGCTGTTTAAACGTCAGTTCTTTAGCTTTTTGGTAATCCACCTTATACATTTCCGCAAAGGCGGAATGAATATCCATAGTATTAAATCTATAGCCAATAAGATTGGCAAGAAGAGTAGGGTGGTAAGCACTAATATCCATCTCAATAAAAAAGCTATTCCTTGGGATGAAACATTTTCTTGCTCCATTGTCTTTGTTAAGCGCTGCATAATTTACTCCATTAAATGAATTTGAAGGACGTGTTGTTAATGTCTTTAAGTTATATTGAGTATAAACATAATCCCCCTCAATCGGGTGAAAATACTGTTCAAATAATTCTTTATTTACTTTTAAACCACTTGCCTCAATAGCTGAAAATACTACTGAAGATTTTTGGTTAAACCATTTGTAATAAGGGGAGTTAGATTTAAAGTTATTGGGTTTTAGATCCTCAAAAACAGTCTCGCAATACTCATAATGTTTAACTATTGGGATAATACGGTTTATATCCTTTTTATCTTTATGTTGTTGATAAAAGAAATTGTAAACATATGGTTTTTCCGGTATATACGTATTATAAGTGGGAGTAATGTCATAAAGAGCTTTTAGTGGA